GGATAGTATAAACCACTCGACTCAACTGTTGCAGAATTAATATTTTCCATTTTTTATTTCATCAAGTTAACAAATTCAGATTCAAGTTGATCGGCATATATTTTGTTTAATAGTTTAATTTTTCTTTTAGATTCATTTAAATCATACTCATATTCATAGAATGTAACTGCTTTTGGTTGTATAGTAACATCAACTACTCCAGTATTAAAAGTATATGATGTTGATGGTGCTATTCCATTAACTGAATTATACAACAATGATAGAAATTCTTCACCAGATATTTCATATTTTTCCACACTTGTTGTTAAATCAAAATCTGT